ATTATGAAGTTCCCCACCGAACCGTTCCGCACCCGCAGTACTGGCGACGTTTTAGGTACAATGACCGAGAGGAGTATACGAAGTTGATTGAGGAGGCTGCAGGACTTGATTAGTGCTTCGGGCGCGGTTGTCATTACGGACAACCTTTCGCTCTACTACCCGCAACTACTTAACTACGTCATGGGCGTGGGAGACACGATTCCGTCACGAATCGGTGAGACGCGTGAAATCCTCAACCTGCGCCTCGAACTTCTCAATCCGAGAAACTGCGTTGTGGGCCGAGCGGGTTTCTCCGAGAGCTTCATGGATGAGGAAATTACCCAGCTGATTGCCGGCGTACACGACAATGACCGTCTACGCGCGATTACGCCTCAGGCTGCTGACCTAATCACAGCTAAGACGGCGTACGGACCTCGAACGTGGGAGCAGTTGAACGCCGTGGAAAATGAACTTCGCACGGCCAACTCGCGCCGTGCCGTAGTTTACATCGGACGGCCTGAGGATCTCGTTGGTATCGGAGATGATACAGCTGGAGAGATGCCCTGCACCGAAACGTGGCAGTTTCACGCACGTGACGGAAGACTTCACATGACCGTGACCATGAGGTCATGGGATCTCGTTTGGGGATTGTCATACGACGTTCCGTCGTTCGTAGCCGTTCAGGAGATTCTTGCGGATTCCCTCGGCCTTGAGGTAGGAACCTACGTTCACAACGCCGGATCTGGTCATATCTACTCCCGACACTACGAGATCGACGCGTGGCCCGTATTTGACGGAACCCTTGATCTTCTCGCATTTAAGCTGGGCTCGATGGCCGATGCGCGTACCTACGCGCTCAGTCGACTAAATGAACCTGTCGGAAGGGAGGTGTAACGCATGAAGGTAACGAACGCAACGAAGGCGTTTGGCCTCGGTGTCGGAAACGGGACCGTACTCGGTCTCCTTCCGGTGTTTGGTGTTGATACCAATGACCCGAAGGTCCAGGCCATTATCGCCATCCTTAACGTCGCGGGTGCCGTTCTCATCTGGCTGACGCGTAAGAACAGTCCGAAGTGGAGTGAGGTTCCCGCGGAGGTCTCACAGGTCACTCAGGCCGTGAAGGAGATCCGGGCAAACGAGAGGGCTCTTGAAACGGTTAAGAAGCCTACCGCTCCGAAGAAGTCTCCTCCGAAGAAGCAGTAGCGATCGGCCCCTCAAATCCGCTGTTGAGGGGCTGATCAAAAAACTCGCAATTTGCGAGGATCCTAGTCATAAGATATAGTTCTCTTTATATGAACACGGATCAAAAACATCCTATCCAGTTCTTATTCCCTGTCTTTTGCGAACTCACTTTCGTAACATGAAAACTGCTGTTTTGCAGGGAAAAGATAGTTGAATGACTGAAGAACTTTTAGATGATTTTGACATTGATGTAAAGCGAACTAAAAAGCAGCGCAAGGTTAAGCTACCTAAAAAGCTTGAAAAGGACGAGGTTAAGAGGCTTCTCGACGCGCCAAATCGGTCCGCCATAACCGGCTTACGAAACCGCTGCATGATGGAGTTAATGTACCGGGCCGGGCTTCGCGTAAGCGAAGTTTGCGGACTTAAACCTCGTGACATCAGTTTGAAAAACCACATCATTCAGGTCTGGGAAGGAAAAGGCGGTGATCGTACTACGGCCTTCGCTGAGGGAACAGCCCTAGACTTTCTTCTTGAAGAGTGGGTAAGACGACGGAAAATTGAATGCGCGAAGAGCGACTACTTCTTTTGCACGATTCGAGGCGGTCAAGTAAGTACACGATATGTGCAGCAGATGATGAAAAGGATGGGTAGACGGGCCGGATTTAATGACGATGATGTAGAAACGAGAATCACGCCTCACAAGCTTCGTCACACGTTCGCTACCGAGTTTCTTGAAGCGGGAGGCAAGATCGAACACCTACAGCTTCTTCTCGGTCACAAGCATATCGCCACGACACAGATTTACATGCATATCCGTCCCGAGGATGCAATCGCGGCTGTTCTTCGAATGGGAAAGAAGAAGTGAGGTCATAATGAAGATCATAGTTCCTCACCACAGGCTTAATGCTCCGGCTGAATCTGCACTTAGAGAACTTGGTATTGACTACCGACCATATGATACTTCGTTGGACAACGAGACATACTTTCGAGTCCTTGAGGCCGTATGGAGCCAGGAAGAGGGATTCATAGTGCTCGAAGGAGACAAGGTACCTGATCAGACGGCTCTTCAAGAGCTTTGGGACTGTGAACACGATTGGTGTACGTATCCCGTACCGTTACGAGACGGTACGGACTCGTGGAGTGAGTATGCGTCACTAAGCTGCACTAAGTTCTCAACCGAGTTAATTCATACGTTACCTAACCTCTTTGAGGATGTTGCTCGTTTCAATATGGGATTCGGTCAAAAACACTGGGATCGACTTGGTCTTGCGGTCTGGTGCGCGCTTCGAAGATATGTTGACGTGCACTGGCACGGGTCAGGACGAGTTGCTCACCTTCATCAAACCTGATACCCTAAATCGGTTCAGCACTAAGGAGGAAGGTTATGAATCTCGAGGTAGTAAAGCCGCTGGTCAAGGGCATTCTTGAGGCGAGTCTTTGTGAAGCTAAAAAAGGAAATCCCGGTCCTTATCCGTTTGAATGGACGCTTCAGGGACTAGGTATGCTTCGCACGTACTTTGGTCAGAGTCTTCGACTTCACGTCTGGGACAGCCGGTACAGCGTTGGCGCGTCCGAAATGCATACACATCCGTGGGACATGGAATCATTTGTGGTGGTAGGAGGAATTACAAACATCCGCTACGGGCCGGGTCTTGATGAAATACCTAACTTCTGGGAACAGAAGATTAAGTGCGGCGCCGGAGGAGGTCTAGAGGGATCTCCTAAGAAAGTTTCACTGCGCGAATTCAGTCCCCAACTGATTAAACCAGGTGAAACATACAAGCAAGAAGCGTGGGAAATTCACACGTCTCATCCCCATGACGGAACAGTCACGCTAGTACAGCGTACATTTAAGGATGACGTCGATCGCGCATACGTTTATTGGCCGCTTAACCAGGAGTGGATTTCTGCTGAACCGCGCTCTGCAACACCTGATGAAGTTGCGGCGATTCTTTCTTGGTCACTTGAAGAATGGTTTTCCTGATACAGTAGAGGATGACGCATGACTGAAGAGACTACTAAGCAGCGTAAGAAGGTTTACGCCGAAGTTATCGCGAAGATCTCATTTACAGGTGCCGAAGAAGATGTCCTTCGGATCGCAGCTCAATTTCTAGGTCGTCGCGGCATTACGATGCGAAGCGACATCGGTCGAACGAAGGTCTCACCGTGGTCGAGCTCGATTCGCGTTGATTTTTCGGTGTCATACCGAGTTCACGGCGGTTGGCGCTCCGACATCGTTCGTAAGATCGAGACCGATGCCGCCGACCTGGGTGCGTCCTTCTTTGATCTAGAGGTTGAGATTCAGCGAACCGAACTTCCTCAGGAGTGTCCTCGTCGCGAGTGTGTACCGTGTGCCGTAGCTCGCGGGGAAACAAGGTACTCCGATGTATACCAGCGTCTCGAACCTGTAACCGAAGCGCCGCAGGAACGCGGCCTTCTTTCTCGATTTAGGAGGTAGCAATGACCGAAGTAATTGCAGACATTCCAGGTGATCCGCCTAATCCGGTGGAGAAGCCTGAGATCTTTCGTGAGGTTCCTAACTTCGACGAGCGCACACTCGTGCTGAAGTTGGGCGAGAAACTTCTCGATCTTCAGTTCTGTGCGTGTCCGAATAAGTACAAGAAGCGGTTCTCCGCGTTCCTTAAAGAGAACACGGACTTGATCGAGGACATCAGGCAGTCAGCCCTCAATCTCGCAGCGGGCGGGTATGAGGTTGACGTTCGGGAGATTCTGAGCTCTCTTCGCTTCGGTGCGAAGCTCAATACACCGGCGTCGGATTACCTTCGCTTGTATCCGCATGACTTCGAGCTTGACTCACTTCCTCGGGCGTATCTCGTTCGCAAGCTAATGATGGAGGAACCTAAGCTCTTCGGTAAGTTCGAGCTTAGTCCCGTCAAGTGCCGCTCAAACTGCGGCTACCCGTCAGATCCCGAGCCTGAGGAAGAGGAAACGGCAACTGATCTTGCAGGTTTTTAATGTTGACGCTCAATGAGGTAGACACATGTCACCTCGTTTTCTTGCAGAGAATGCCTGAATCGGTGTACCGTCGACTTACTGATGAGATCCAGAGCGCGATTTTCACTCGCGTTATTATGGAGTCATCAGAATTCTTTGACATCGCTTTAACAAGTAACGGTGAACTAGGTTTAATTCTTAAAGAAGGAGAAAAGTACTAAGATGAAAATTCGTCCCATTGGGGAGAACGTTGTTGTCGAGCGTCTCGAGGAAGACACAGTGCGTGCGAGCGGTCTCATTATCCCGGATGTCGCACAGGAGAAGTCTCAGCTCGGCGTCGTAGTAGGTGTCGGTCCGGGGTCTGTAACGGACACAGGCGAGCGCGTACCGATGGAGGTCGCTGTAGGGGATACCGTCGTGTTTTCGAAGTTCGGAAACAACGAGATCAAGGTCCGCGACGAGAGCTTCATTCTCCTTCGCGAAAGCGACATCTTCGGTATCGTCGAAGAGTAATAGACCTCTAAAGGAATAGCTATGTACAGGTACCAAGCACCTGAACACATTCCTGCGCACGAGGCACTTAAGGCGAAGTTAATGACGTGGCTTGTTGGTCGCGGCCATGAAGTCATTGCAAATGATACGGTCGACATTGCTAAGCTGCATCCTGAGTTTGAAGAACTAGCGTTCCATATTGACTTCATCACTAAAAACGATCGCGGTCCGTTCTTTTGGGATGTAAAAGGTGGCTATCGTGAAGAAACTGGGAACATTTCACTTACTGACGCGGCAATTCGCGCGTACAGTGTTCTTCCTATTGAAGTATGGATCGCAACTGAAGATGGTCATCTTGCAAGTTCACGATTTGTGGTAATTAATGCCATTAAGCGTGACAACGGTAAAAGAGGCAAGCCGTACTGGTTGTATCAAACTAACTTGTCAGCATTTACATGGGATTCTTAGGTATTAGTTGAAAGATCTCGCTGCTGCAAGGATCACGCTTTGTACGTCCTTTAGCGATCTTCAAAACATGAAGTCCTGGCTTGGTGAAAGTCGTGACTTTCTTGCAATCGACACCGAGACGTCGGGACTTAATCGCGGTAAAGATCGCGTTCGGCTCATTCAGTTTGCAGACCAAGACACCGGATGGGCTCTACCGTATGAGGACTACAAGGGATTCGCGCGCGAGGTAATTCACGAGTACCGAGGAGCAATGGTCTGTCATAACCTCCTCTACGACTCGTCGATGCTCAAGCGAGACGGAATCATAATTCCGCAGCATCTCGCACATGACACGCTCGTTCTTGCATTCTTGAAGAATCCGGCAGCGCGCCTTGACCTTAAGGGTGCTGCGACGATCTACGTAGACAAGCGCGCTGCCGTCGGCCGAGGACTTCTCGAACAGTTCATGGGCGGAGGAGGATATACGTGGGGAACGGTGCCTGTAGACGCGCCTCCCTACTGGCTCTACGGAACGATGGACGTCATCCTGACGAGTAGGTTAGCGTCGAAGCTGTATCCTGAAATCATGATGAAGTATCGCGAGGCGTATGAACTCGAACTTGGAGTCATTCACTGTCTTCGCGAGGCCGAACTTAACGGGTTGATGATCGACCAGGACTACATCGATCGCGCAACAACTAAACTTCATGCGGAGTTGGACGCGCTACGTCCTCAGATTCCTTGTGATCCGATGTCGGATAAGCAGGTAGTCGATTACCTCACCGGAATTGGTGTTCCGCTCTTCGTTAGAACGGAGAAAGGGAACCTCTCAACCGATAAGACCGTCATGGCGTACTTTAAGGATCGCTATCCGGTGTGTGGTCTCATCGCGGACTACAAGTCCAAGAGAAATCAGCTGCACAACTACCTCCTCAAGTTTAGAGAACTCGCAGTCGATAACATCCTTCGAGCGTCAACTCGTCCTCTTCAAGCTAAGACGGGTCGAATGTCGATTACCGCGCCGCCTCTTCAAACACTACCGCGCGGCCGGGTCGTTCGCGACGCGATCATCGCTAGGCCCGGTCACAAAATTCTTCAGGCCGACTTCGCCGGAATGGAGATGCGCGCTCTAGCATCGGATGCCCGTGAGGAGGGAATGCTAGGAGCATTCGCGCGCGGCGAGGACATCCACAACTTCACGGCTGCGTCGCTGTACGGCGACTCATTTACGAAACCTCAGCGCGGTGTCTGTAAGAACGCGGGCTTCGCAAAGATCTACGGCGCGGGTCTTGAACAGTTCGCTACGACCGCGAGAATCCCCGTTGACGAGGCCAAGGCGTTTCTTGAAAAGTACGACGTCCTATTCCCTGGTGTGGCGGCCTACATGCAGAACGTAGTTAACAAGGTCATGGAGCGAGCCGGAGGAAAGCGAACGGGAACGGGTTGGATCACGCTCATCGACGGACGTGATCTACCCGTTCCCGGTGATAAGGCTTACGTCGCTACGAACTACCGAATTCAGGGAAGCTGCGCCGTCGTTATGAAGCGTAAGATTGTCGAGCTTGACGCTGCGGGCCTCGGTGAGTTCTTTCGTCTTCCCGTTCACGACGAAGTTTTGTTTGAAGTGCCTGATGACTTGTGTTATGATGCGTACCACACGATCAAGGAGGTAATGCCCGATCGGTACTCGTTCCCAGGTGTAACTCTTGAGATTGATCAAGACGTAATTCACCGTTGGGGTGACCATTATCGAGGTGATGACTATCCGAAGTACGTAGAGACGGAGGACCAGGACTGGTTAGGTGTCGCGGCGTGAAAATGATACGTAGGTTTGACGCTAACCACTCACGATGTTACTACACTGATAACAACCATCTGTACTTCTTCAAAGATCAGCCGTGCAATCGAGGAATTCAAAACGGAATTACGATCAAGCATCGACGTAAGGACCAGAATTGGCAGCACATCTCATTTAGGATTATGAGATACAAGTCGAGTGAAAAGTACTTTGGCCACGTACGCCACTTTGAGCTAGTGTGGCATCTGTCAAAGAAGTGGAAGGGTGACAGAGTAATCGGAAGCAAACGTTACCTCAGGTTCAAAGCGTGCTTGTAAGGAGGAAACATGATTAGAGTAACCGTGGAGTTAGTACCGTACGGAATCGGAGAACCCGTTGAGATGGGTACCGCAACAATTACGAATGACGGTGTTCAGACACGCGAGACCGAGGGTGCACGAGGTTCATACACGTATCGCTTTACAAAGAAGGGCCATGAACGTGCGGTAGGAGAAGTTCGTGATTTCCCTCGCCAGAGTGCAGACGTGTGGCAGCTAATTGCTCGATGCCTAGCTGAGGCAGGAATTAGATGACGACGCGAAATATCAGGGTGATCGTAGCGCAGTTTCGAAGACTCTCAGATGAGGATCGCTACCTTCTCCTCTCTGAGTTATTCAGAGAACCAGCAGAGACGCCTGCTGAACTTTCATGGCGCGCTCGACTCTGCACAGCGCTTCGGAAGGCACACGTCTATCCTCAGGAGAAACCACGTGAAAATCATCGCAGTTGACCCGGGCGCTACGACCGGTGTAGCGTGGACCGACTTCAGTGAAGAAGGAATTCCCGAGCTCAATACGTCTATGCCCAAAGGCTTCGAAGCCGCCTGCACGCTCTTTGAGAGATTCGGAGGCTCGCCTTATCGTTCAAACTTCGATCTTCTCGTCATTGAACGATTCTCAATTACCGCGAAGACAGTTACAAAGACACGTGAAGGAAGTAACCTCGCAATCGAGCTGATTGGCGTCGCGAAGTGGGTAGCACTTCAGTGCGGACTAAAAGTCGAGGAGCAAAGTCCTGCTGACGCGAAAAACTTCGCGTCCGATGCCAAGTTAAGAAAAATTGGCTGGTACACACCCGGGCCAGACCACGCCCGTGACGCAACGAGACATCTACTTCTCGCTGCCGTTCGTCATAAAGTTCTTAACCCAGCGCACCTGATATAGTAACCTTGAGGAGGAAGAGTGAAAGAAAAACGCTGCACGTTCTGCGGTAAGAAGCTGTCTAAATGTCCAGGAAAAGGACAAAATCCTGGGCTTTCATATAACTGTGACGGATCAAATCGGATTCGCGACGGACTTGGTTAATGCCGGTTGCTGAACTTGTAGACGGTCGTATCGTGCTCGGCTCCGAGTATCGTGAGCGTGAACGTATCAAGTTACTTCCGGGTGCGCGGTGGGACACACACGCGCAAACGTGGTGGTGTCCTCTCTCGTGGGCGGCCTGTATTCAGCTACGCGGGATCTTCGGGGAAGACCTACAAGTAGGCGAGAGTCTCAGCACGTGGGCGCAAAACGAAAGACGAACGCGAATTGATCCGTGCCTTGCATTAAGGACGGCCGAAGACGGACCTCTCGAATATGAAGATCTCGGTTTGCGCCCGTTTCAGCGGGCCGGTATTCAGTTTCTTGCGACGGCGAGACAGGCACTAATTGCGGATGACATGGGACTCGGTAAGACGGTTCAGACCATTCTTGCATTCGAGGTAATGGGGGATGACGCGTTCCCCCTTCTTGTCGTCTGTCCTAACTCGATGAAGTTTACGTGGGAGGATGAGTATAAGAAGTGGGCACCTCATCGTCGGGTCGTCGTCGTAAACGGCGGAAAGGCGACACGTCTTAAGCAGATCGCGTCCGTTCGCGATGGCGAGAACGACGTCGCAGTCATCAACTGGGAATCGCTTAGAAATCATACGCGTCTCGCGAGTTATCCGTCCGTACGACTCACTGATGACGAAAAGATCGAGAAGGAACTTAACGAGATCGGGCTCGTGTCGGTTGCCGCTGACGAGTGCCATAAGGCCAAGGATCCTCGTGCAAAACAGACTCGAGCTCTTTGGTACATCGGTGACAAGGCACAGAACCGCATCGCACTTACGGGAACACCCGTCGCCAACTCACCCGAAGACATCTGGTCGATCATGCGATTTGTTGCTCCGAACGAGTGGCCCGCTAAGAGTCAAATGATCAATCGGTACGCGCTTCAGTCATGGAACATGTTCGGTTTCATGGAGATCTGCGGCCTCAAGTCAGAAACAAAGGACGAGCTCTTCAAGATTCTCGATCCGCGCTTCATCCGACGCACGAAGGAAGCTGTCCTTACCCAACTTCCCGCGAAGACGTATACGACGCGCACGGTTGAAATGACGCCTAAGCAACGAAAGGCGTATGACGAGATTCGCAAGGTAATGATTACCGAGCTTGAAAAGGGTATTCTCGTAGCGACAAATCCGCTCGCTAAGATGACGAGACTTCTTCAGTTCGCATCGGCGTACGGTGAGATCGTGGAAGGTAACCTCGTTCTTACCGATCCCTCGTGTAAGGTAGACGCTCTACTTGAGATCGTTGATGAACTCGGGGATCAGCGTGCGGTCGTGTTTGCGGAGTCGCGACAGCTAATTGAGTTAGCATACAGGCGTCTCATTCGAGCACGTCCGCACGGCCCGGGTCTTTCGGTAGGAATGATTACCGGTAATGTCGATGAGCACTCACGTAAGGAAGCCGTAGACGCGTTTAACGCGGGCAAGCATAAGGTGATGCTGATGACCCTCGGTGCAGGGTCGGAGGGACTTTCATTTCCAGGTTGCTCAACTGAGGTGTTCCTGCAAAGAAGTTTTTCCGCAGTGAAGAATAAGCAGGCAGAGGACCGCTGTCACGGAATCGGTCGCGGTGTCGAGGGAGTGTCAACGACAATCATTGACGTAGTTGCCGAGGGAACCCTCGAGGAACGCGTTAGGGAAGTACTTCTCGAAAAGGGAGAAATGATGGAAGAGGTAGTTCGCGACGAGGAAACACTCATGAAGTGGCTCGCAAAGTGAATAGCCACATTCAAGTAGCTCACGGTCGCGTCATCGACCCACTTAATCCCGATCCTGACAAGATCAAGATCGTTGACATCGCACACTCGCTTGCACATCAGTGTCGCTACGCCGGACACGTGAAGGAGTTTTACAGCGTGGCACAGCACAGCATCATCGCGTCAATGATCGTTTCCGATGAGAACGCGTTCTCCGCGTTGATGCATGACGCATCCGAGGCGTACCTGGTAGACGTACCCTCACCGTTGAAGAACGCGCTTTTTGGCGACCGGTACCGTGAAGTCGAGAACCTCCTAATGACCACCATCTCTCAGAAGTACGGATTCGCGTGGCCGATGCCTAAGGAGGTAGAGTACGCCGACAACGCACTGCTACGTACCGAGGTGCGTGACCTGATGTGGCCAGTGTCGGACTGCTCATTCGATCTTTGGAGTCCGTGGTTCTTCGCGGACCCGCTTCCTGATACGATCGCGCCGTGGACACCTGTGTTTACCGAGAAGGCATTCATTAAAAGATTCATCGAACTAGGAGGGAATGTTGACGACTAAGAAGGAAGCAGACGAGGCAGTCAATCCCAAGCACTACTCTGACTTCGGTGATTACAGTGCTGTCATCATCATTCGGGTGTGGGATAAGATCCGCAAGGCAGCTGGTGTCGAGAAGGTAAGTTTTGCCGTAGGAAACGCCATTAAGTACATCCAGCGTGCGGGATTCAAACCAGGTGAGGAGGAGGTACGCGATCTGAAGAAGGCGATCTGGTACCTTCAGTCGCGAATTCACGAGGTTGACCCGAATGAACCGGATCCCGCGGCATGACCTGCATCGTCGGACTCGTAGGCACGAAGGGAGTCCTAATCGCCGGCGACGCTCAGGGGAGCACCGACTGGACGAAGCGTGAAGACGTTTCAGCTAAGGTCTATCAGCTCTCTGAGCTTCTCGCCGTAGGATACTGCGGATCAGGTCGATTCGGCCAGATCCTTCAGTACCATCTCATGGACTCACTCGATGATCCGCCACTCGGCGTTGACGAACACCGCTGGGTCGTGCGTGACTTTGTTCCGTATCTTCGAGACCTCACCGAGCAGCACGGACACCTTCACGTTTACCACAACGTTGAGGAGTTCGGACCGTCTGAGTTTCTCTTCGGGGTTCGAGGTCGACTTTTCTCCGTGTTCAGTGACTTCAGTGTAGGCGAACATATTCTTCCGTTCGAGGCGATCGGATCCGGCGGCGAGACCGCTGCAGGTTCCGTCCACGGTGAGCTGGGTGATGATCCGGGTCCTATTGAGGATCGTCTTCTTCTTCCGATCGCTACACGCGCGATCGAGGCCGCTGAGCGACTTACCCTTCACGTAGGAGGAAGGATCTCAGCCGTCAAAACGAAGCAGTGGACAACTGAAGAAATTCAGCTCGCACGATTGATTGTAGGAGGTAGAAAGAGATAATGACTGTTGAGTTTCCGAGTCCCGTTCGTGAGATTGAGTTTCCTTATCCGTTTTCCACACACCAGTTCACTATCGTGGAGGAACCGCATGACCGCTGGCAAGAACTTGCTAACTCTCTGAAGAAGCCCAACACACTCGTCGTAAACCTCTACGGCGGTCCGGGAGCGGGAAAATCTACGACATCAGCGCTCGTGTTTGGTCTACTTAAGCAGCGAGGAATCACGGCCGAACTAGCACCTGAGGTCGCGAAGGACTTCGTATGGGAGCAGCGCGAGAGAACGCTCGAGAACCAGGTGTACATCTTCGGCAAGCAATATCATCGAATCTGGCGCCTCGTAGGTCAGGTCGACGTTGTTATCTCGGACGGTCCTCTACTTCTTTCACTTTACTACGCAAGAAACGTCGTAGGCGGTCCTGAAGTTGCGGCGCTTGCCAAGATCGCGCACGCGTCGATGAACAACCTCGACATCTACCTAACTCGTAACAACGTTAACCATCCCTATGACACGAGCGGTCGATACCAGACGCTTCAGCAGGCCGAGCAAGTTGATCGCGAGATTAGAAAAACGCTTGACGACGCCGGTTGCTCGTACATCGAAGTTGAGATGGGTGACGGTGCCGCCGAGACTATCGCAGACCTCGTAGAGAAACTTGTTACGCCTTAGTAACTCGGAGATGACAACCTTCCGTCGCTGTCGACGGAAGTGGTGGCTGTCACACTATAGACGGTTAATCCCACGTGCGACGTATCCGTACGGATCTCCCATCTCGATCGGAAACCTTGTGCACGATGCGCTTGCGGCGTACTATGACCCGAATCTTCGGATTGACCCCGTTCACTACGCGCAGGGTAAGGTCAATGACGCGATTGAGAATGATCCTGGCTACGCGATCGAGATCGAGAAGGAGTGGGAACTCGTTCAGGCGATGCTCATGGGATACGTTGAGTGGTTGGAGGAAACAGGTGCAGACTCCGACCTACGTTTCTTAGGATCGGAGCGTAAGGTGGAAGTTCCGATGACCGAGAACGTAACACTGATCTCCAAACTCGATGCTCCCGTGGAGCAGATCTCAGACGGCGCTAAGCTCGCACTCGAGCATAAGACCGTAGGATCACTCACGCAGCCTCTCGAAGGTCTTAAGATCGACACGCAGTTGCTTACGGAGCACCTCGTTCGCTTCCTAGACGCACAGGCTAAGGGAGCAACGGTTGAGGAGGCGTATGACCAGTGTCACGGAATCCTCTACAACATGCTTCGGAAAGTTAAGCGGACAGCACGTGCGACACCGCCCTTCTACGGCCGTGAGATCGTTCCGCACAACATCCACGAGCTTCGAAATCACTGGAAACATGTCCTCACGATCGCGAATGAAATCCTAGCGACGACGGCGCGACTTGACATGGGAGAAAATCCTCATACGGTGGTACCGCCGTCGCCAGACAGGTCCTGCGGCTGGCAGTGCCAGTTCTTCAAGATCTGTGCGATGTTCGATGACAACTCACGCGTCGAGGACGCGATCGAAGCAATGTACGAGGAGGGTGATCCGCTCGCCCGTTATCAAGACACGGAGGACCTGTAATGACTTACGTTGTTTCATCAAGTGACGGAACACTATACGGACCTTTTACGGACATTGATGAGGCTGTTAAGTGGGCTGAGGAAAACGAGGAAGAATACTTAGGTGACTGGCACATTAAAGAAGTCTATGAACTCGGTTCCTGATACAATGAACCTCGTCAACTGAGGAGGAAAGAGATTCGCGCAACACTAACAGGACTCGTTCACGGTGAGTCGAAGGTAGGAAAGTCGTGGTTCGGTGCGTCAGGTCCGGCGCCTCGTCTAATTCTTGACGCAGAGGGTCGGGGTAAGTTCACACCGTGCGAGATCGGACGCGTGTACTGGGATCCTCGCGCTGGTGCACCGCCTCGCTACGACGGGACATGGGACACGTGCATCGCCTCGATCGCCGAGTATGACCTCATGCAACTGGCGTACCGCTGGCTGCGACAGGGAGAGCATGACTTCGTGTCGATCTCCGTGGACTCACTGATGGAAATTCAGAAACGTTGCATCGACAACGAGGTCGGTCCTAACGCGCTTCAGATTCAGGATTGGGGAACGTTGCTTCGTCACCTTGAGAAGCTGGTACGTGAATATCGAGATCTAACACTCGTGAGTAACAGCCCAATCAGTGTAGTGACGTTCATCGTCGGGACGCAGCTTATCGACGGCGTGCAGCGTCCGTTACTTCAGGGTGCGCTTCGCAACACCGTACCTTACTACGTCGACTTTACGGGTTACATCTTTAAGCAGCCCGTAACATCTCCCGAGGGTGTAACAACCTACGTGAAGTCGATGCTCGTTGACGCACAGCCGGGTTTCGTAGCCGGCGACGGTACGGGAAATCAGCTCGGCGGCCCGATCATTCGTGAACCTAACCTAACTAAACTCTATGAACGAATCCAGGAGGGTAGCTCTAAGTGAGTAATGAACAGACTCTCGGCGCGCTTTTCGCCGAGTACGAACAGAACGCGGCAATCACGGTTCTTCCTGCGGGTAAGACTAAGCTCGAGGTAACCGCGTGCACGGTACGCAATAAGGGTGTCTGCCCCGTCTATAAGGTAGTTGAAGGTCCCGATGCGGGTAAGCGCGCGATGGCAGGTGGCATCTACCCGGGTGACTCCGAGGGCGGTCGCATCGCGTTCTTCCGAAAGCTCGAGAAGTTCGGTCTCGGTAAGGAGTTCTTCCAGGCGAACCCGACTCTCGAGGACGTCGCAAATGCGCTGAAGGGTCGCGTCGTGGTCGTTGACCTCTCCGTTAAGGAGTGGCAGGGTGAGCCTCGTAACGAGATGGGCTTCAGCATCGAGCTCGTCTCGGCCCCGAGTCTACCGCCCGTAGGTGGTGTACCTGTGACCGCACCGGTGGCTGATACGACCACGACGACGGTCATTCCTACGCCGGCTTCATCGGGAACTCCTGCCGTCATTCCTACAGTAACCGATACCGATCCGGGGTTCTAAATGCTAATCGCGATTCTTGTCATCACGGCAATTACGTTGCTTCTCGTAGCTGTTAAAAACGGTCCAAATACGTAATGCTCTTCGGAACATGGCTTGCTGAGACCGCTGAGCTTCAGCGGTTGTCATACGGTCGCGACGTCGATGAAATGGAGTTCGAGTCGTGGATCACGTACATTCGTGAGCAGACGCTCGCGGCGTTCGTTGAGCTGGGTGAGTTCATCCAGAAGCTTCGCTGGAAGCCCTGGGGAAAGGTTAAGTCACCTCCCGATGACTGGGAGCGTGAGGAGATCATAGAGGAGATCGTGGACGTACTTCACTTCATCGCAAATGACCTCTACGCTCTCGGTGTGAGCGATGAAGAGCTTTCAACCGCGTATAAGAAGAAGATGGATAAGAACCGTGAACGTATGGCTGCAGGAGGTCACTAGTGAAGTTCACAAAGCTTAAGAATCACGCGCGTAGGTCTGGCCCGGAAGGGACGGATACCCGCCGGGGTGTCTTGATGTTCGATTCATCACTACGTACGCGTAAGGATTACCTGACGCACATCGATTGCCAGGGTTTGGCTGGCCACTGGACATACGCTACGGGAACAGTCGGGTTTGACCTCGTTCATCGCGCGTCTCTCGGTGCGTTCGGAGACACGGTCATCGAGTCAAATCGCGCGCTCGTTCCCGGTCCGTGGGAACAGGACACCGGAAACGGTGCGCTTGACTGGGAACCAATGCAGGCGGCTTACCTGACGGGTACGCCTCCGTGTAGCGGGTTCTCGCTCCTAAACAACTCCAAGAAGAACAACGCACGCGGTCCCGACAGCAAGATCAACGAGTGCATGTGGGAACTTATTCGATATGCCGGTCGCTGTATAGGAGCTGACGGTAAGCGAGGACCTGAGGTCGTCTCATTCGAGTCGGTTCAGGGAGCGGGTAAGGAGGGACGCGATCTAATGCGAGCTCTTCGTGCCCAGCTCGAGAAGGACACCAAACAGAAGTACGGACTCTCACACGTGTTCACGGCCGGAGCAACTGTAGGCGCAGCACAGATGAGACATCGTTACTATTTTGTGGCTCATCGCATCCCGTTCGGAATTGACATGCCTGAGAAGCGACGTGTCGCGACGTATCAGGATGCACTCGGTGACCTCCTCGGTCTTGAGGATACGTGGGACACACAGCTAGTGAAGAACGACGTCGAACGGGACTGGTGGCTGTGGGAACAGGGAATTGTTTCCGACGCCAACTTCAAGTATAAGAAGCGTGAAATCGACGCACACATCACGGCTGACAGTCCTCGCATTCGGATCATGCTCGAGGAACTCATCCCGTTCTGGCCTGCTGGAAAGAACGTCGAAGTCGCGATGCGTAATTACCGCGATAAGAAGGGTAAGTTTCCCGAGGGTGCTGACAAATGGTGGGATCATGAGCGTGACCAGATGAAAGGTTTCGCACATCCGACCCGGATCGCACCCGATCGTCCCGGTTACGTCTGTACGGGTAACTGCATTGGCGACTTCATCCATTGGAAGGAACCGCGGATGCTAAGCGTACGCGAGTGTTCGCGTCTCATGGGTCTTCCGGATTCGTGGACGTGGAAGGCGGCCACTACGGTCACGCAGGCCGGAGCATATGTTGGCAAATGTTGTCCGTGTAATACAGGACGATGGATCTCTACTTGGGTACGCAATGCTCTCGAGAATAATCCAGGAGCGCACCTTACTGAAATTGGTGAACGCGAGTATGTTCATAACTCGACCATGCTTTACAAAAATTGGCTAAAGGAACAGCAAACTGCCTACCGAAGCTGAAATAGCATGGGCTGCCGGCCTTTATGAAGGAGAAGGCTCAGGTAGTGTTGTAGGAATGGCACTGACAATGTGTGATGAAATGCCTGTTCGCAACTTCCATAGAATTGTTGGTGTAGGTACGGTTTGGGAGAACAAGCAACTTACTAAGGCAGGTAAGAGAAGTTGGAAGTGGAAAGTAGGAAACTACGAAGGATCCTGCCACGTTCGGGATCTTTTCTGGCCTTGGTTGAGTGAAAGACGCCGACAGCAGTTTGTCTTAAGTGAAAGTAAAGCACCTACTCGTCGTTCAAATCATAATTCAGTATGCCCAAATTGCGGTTTTGTAAGTACAGCAGCTGGAATAGTTACACATCGAAAACGTTGTGATAAGGAGCAAAATGCCTAGGATTCGCGTCGCCATCATCGGCGTCGGGAACTGCGCCAACGCGTTCATACAGGGTCTTAGCTACTATCGAGACCTCGAAGATGACAAGCCGGTCCCCGGACTAATGCACAACGTCATTGGCGGTTATCGCATCAAGGACATTGAGGTAGTTGCCGCATTCGACGTCGTCAAGGGCAAGGTCGGCCGACCTCTCTATGAGGCAATCTGGGCGAAGCCTAATGACACGATTCAGTTCGTGCCACCTGGTGAAGTCACGCGAATGACGTACGTTGGCGGTCCGATCGTTCAGCGAGGAATGGTGCATGACGGCATCGGTAAGTATCTCGCTGACGTCGTGGAGATCGACGAGAGTGAGGCGGTCGACGTAGCTGAGGTACTTAAAGAACGTCAGGTTGACGTCGTGATTAACTACCTTCCGGTCGGATCAGAGGAAGCTGTTAAGTGGTACGTTGAGCAAGTTCTCGATGCCAAGTGTGCAATGATCAATTGCATGCCGGTATTTATCGCTCGAGAACCGTACTGGCAAAAGCGTTTTAAGAAGGCCGGCGTGCCGATCATCGGTGACGACATCAAGTCGCAGGTGGGCGCCAC